CAGCAGTTGGGAAAGCATCAAAAGAAATAGAAATACAATCCCGTTTAGCAAATGCCAATGCAACAGAGTTTCAAGAGTGGGCATTTGCTGCAAAGAAGGTTGGTGTCGAGCAAGATAAGCTGAGTGACATCATGAAGGATGTCAACGATAAGTTTGGTGACTTCATGCAAACAGGCGGCGGAGAAATGGCCGACTTCTTTGAAAAGATTGCCCCTAAAGTTGGAGTAACTGCTAAAGAATTTCAAGGTTTATCTGGACCTCAAATTCTTGAGAAGTATCATCAAACCCTTCAAAAGGCCAATGTCTCTCAAGCCGAAATGACTTTTTATATGGATTCATTGGCTGATGATGCGACATTATTGGCACCACTTTTAGATAATAATGCCGAAAAATTAAAGGAATACGCAAAACAAGCTCATGATTTAGGGGTGATCATGAGTTCAGAAACAATGCAATCAACGAAAGAATTCAATACAGCATTAGAGACGATTCATTCAACTGTGCAAGGTGTTATGTCTCGAATGGCTGCTCAAGCAGCACCAGCATTGACAGACTTGGCAAATAGATTTTTAAATTTTGCAGTTGAATCTAAAGAAGGAATTGATGATTCCATAAAATCTATTATCAGTATTTTTGGCAGCTTCTTTAGTATTGTTGAGGATATTTTTAATACCATTGGTGGGATTTGGCAGGATTTGACGAGCAATATCGGTGATGGATCAGTAGCACAAATTGGTTTTATGGATGCTGTATCGGTTGTGATTCGTGGTTTAGGAATAGTAGTAACAGGCTTTCAGGTTGGTGTTCAGTCCGCCTTTGCAATTATTCGCGCCGTTGTAGTTACAGTATGCCAAGCTCTTATCATTGCATTTAATGGCCTTATGGCTGGCTTTGATATGGTTCGTAGCACTATCCAATACGGTCTGGATGTTCTACAAGTTAAGTTTCAAAC